GGTCGCCCTCGCAAACAACCCATTGATGATCTTGGATACATCACTGTAAATGACAGAAAGATAGCTTTGGGTGTGACAGCCGGTAACAACGCTACAACTGGAAACGATAATGTAGAGATAGGCAACCTACCTGTGGACAAGTCAGATGGTAGTACGGCTTCTTATTACGAGTTACCAGAAGGGGCAGTCGAGCTACAAGATCTTATATCCTATAAAAACATGAATGCCCAGATTGGCGAGATCTTTCGTTCATGTTATAGGTTCGGACAGGCTTCGCACAGTGACAAGTTACGCGATGCGAAGAAGATTAAATTTTACATCCTTGCAGAGATTAAACGTCTGGAAGCGATGTTGGAGAAATTAAATGAGGAAAGAGGGAGAAAAGGAGTTTGAAGTTATCTTCAACGAGGTGATTTCGCACAGGGTTCTAATCTACGCAGACAACGAAGAGACAGCGCGATACAAAACGATAGATAACGAAGGGTTACCGTTACGCATGTCACAAGTTACAGAGAAGAACATTATCAAAATAACTGAGCGGCAGGAGAGGGAGTAAGTGTGGACCTAATCACATTAGATTTTGAAACCTTTTACGACAAGGATTTCTCGTTATCTAAACTAACTACCGAAGAATATGTTCGTGATATCCGGTTTGAAATTATCGGTGTGGGCGTGAAGCTCAACGATGGTGAGACTGAGTGGGCATCGGGAACACATGAAGAAATTGCTGACTATCTTGCGGAATTCCATTGGTCTGAGAGTATGGTTCTTGCACATAATACTCTGTTTGATGGTGCTATTTTATCTTGGCTATTCGATATCAAACCTAAAGTATGGCTTGATACTCTATGTATGGGCCGAGCCGTTCATGGCATTGAGGTTAGCGGTAGCTTGAAAGCTATGGCAGAGCGTTATGGTATCGGTCAGAAAGGCACAGAAGTATTAGACGCTAAAGGCAAGCGGCGCGAAGATTTTACTGACGATGAGTTGAGTCGCTACGGTGACTACTGCATCAATGATGTAGAACTAACATATAACTTGTTCGCACACATGCTATCAAAGTTCCCCCGCAAAGAGCTTCGTATCATAGACGCTACCTTGAGGATGTTTATACATCCTGTATTAGATCTAGATTTGGGTTTATTGGAGACTCATCTGGAAGACATCAAAGATCAAAAGGATGACTTGTTAGCAGAAGCCAATGTCAGTAAGAAAGATCTGATGTCCAATCAGAAATTTGCTGAACTGCTGTGCGGTTATGGGGTGGAGCCGCCGATGAAGGTAAGCCCTACCACTGGTAAAGATACTTTTGCATTCGCTAAGACCGATGAAGGATTCAAGAGCCTTATAGAGCATGAGAACGGTGACGTTCAGAATTTAGTCGCTGCTAGGTTGGGCAACAAGACAACCCTAGAGGAGACACGTACTCAAAGATTTATAGACATAGCAAAGCGCGGACTTATGCCTGTACCTATCCGTTACTATGCTGCACATACAGGTAGGTGGGGTGGCGATGACAAGATCAACCTACAGAATCTGCCTAGCCGTGGTCCGAATGCGAAGATGTTGAAACGAGCTATCATTGCTCCAGAAGGTTACTCGTTAATAGATTGTGACTCTTCACAGATTGAGGCACGAGTGCTGGCGTGGTTGGCTGGGCAGGATGATTTGGTCAGAGCTTTCGCAAAGAAAGAAGATGTTTATGTCCGCATGGCCTCTGCCATATACGAAGTGGAAGAGGATCAGGTAACTAAAGATCAGCGTTTCGTGGGCAAAACTACAATCTTAGGTGCTGGCTATGGGATGGGCTGGTTGAAGTTTCAAGCACAGTTGAAGACTTTTGGTTTTGATATATCTAAGGAAGAGGCAAGGCGTATTATAGATGTATACAGGGACACGTACTGGAAGATCAGCGAGTTTTGGAGAGATGCACAAGAACTAATTCACCAGCTATCTAATTTCCAAGACTCTACGATCAGTGAACCAAGCTTAATTACTACTATCGGTGAAGAACAAGCTATAGTGTTACCGTCAGGCTTGCTTATGCGGTACGAAGATTTGAAAGGTGACGATACTGGTGAAAGACCAGAATACTCGTACAAAACAAGGAAGGGCCGAACACGGATCTATGGTGGCAAGTGTGTAGAAAACATTTGTCAGGCAGTTGCACGTTGCATTATCGGTGAGCAACTATTAAATATACGCAAGAGCAGTCTCGATCTGACTCCTGTTTTAACGGTGCATGATTCAATCGTGGTCACAGTACCAGATGAGGATATCGAGGCTGGAACAAGTTATGTGGAGTTGTGCATGAGAAGTGTACCCTCTTGGGCGAAAGGACTACCGTTAGATTGCGAGAGTGGTGTCGCTAAAGCATACGGCGACTGCGAGTAGTATGAGTGCTGATCCTTGGTCATTCAGTAAGATAAAATCGTTCCAACAATGCCCGAAGCAGTTTTATCACGAGAAAGTTATCAAGCAGTATCCGTTCAAAATGACGGATGCGGTCAGGTACGGGGATCAGTTTCATAGGGCTGCTGAACACTACATAAAAGACGGTGCAGAACTGGACAGGCGTTTCACCTACGCGAAGCCCGCATTGGACCGGCTCAATAATAAAGCTGGTGACAAGTTATGTGAGTATCGCATGGGTCTTACCAGACGACTAGAACCCTGTAGTTTTTATGCACAAGATGTGTGGTTTCGTGGTATAGCAGACTTGCTCATACTTAATGAAGACGCTAGACTAGCACACGTAGTAGACTATAAAACAGGAAAGTCAGCAAGATACGCTGATCGAGGGCAACTGGAGTTGATGGCCCTGTCCGTGTTTAGGCATTTCCCATACATAGAAACTGTGAAAGCCGCTCTGCTATTTGTGGTATCCAATGAAATGGTTACCGAAAAATACATACGAGATGATGAATTTAGATTGTGGTCTAAATGGTTCAGCGATTTTAAATCCATGCGGATGGCATATCGCAATGAAGTATGGAATCCTAATCCTAATGGGTTGTGCAGACAGCACTGCCCTGTGGTGGAGTGTCCTCATAACGGGAGAAATTAATGCCTTATAAAAATCCAAAAGATCGAAAGAAACAAAAACCAGATAAGAAAGGTACAAAAGCTTTTGAGAATCGTATGGAGCGACAACGCGCCAGACGCAAGATGGATAGAACAAGTAAAGATGCAAACAAGAACGGAGTGGCGGATAAACGTGAAGGTAAAGACGTTAGCCACAAGAAACCGCTAAGTAGGGGTGGCTCTAACAAGGATGGAGTCAGGGTGGAGAGCCGTAGTAAGAATCGCAGCCGTAATTATAAGAAGACAACACGGCGCACCAGATGACCAAGGGTGCTTACTTGCCCTGTTTACCTCGCGCCGTCCGAGGGGTCAAAAGACGGCACAGTTTTAGGAGACAAGTGTGGAACTCAAGAAAGCAGATGAGTTTGATAGTGCAGGGCAGTTTGCGGCGTATGCGCTAGAAATGTTTATCGTTACTGAGATATGTAAGAAATCGGTGGCTGATCTAAACGAGTTAGATGTGGCCCGAGCTAAACGTAAAGTTAAAGAGCAGGGTGGTAGGCTGCTGTTTGTATGAAAGTTGTAGATAACAAAGCATTGCTTCTACGGTTACGTAACCCCGGACGGGTGACCAGTATTATACCCAAGAGTAACTTGTTACCAGATAATAAAGTGCTGGTGAACTGGGGCATCGAAGAAGCACACGTATTAAAAAATTTAAATATAAAAGCACCTTCACCGATAGAGAAAAACTATAAGTGGACAGGTAAGTACGCACCGTTTGAACATCAAAAAACAACCGCATCCTTTCTGACATTGAACAGGAGAGCGTTCTGTTTTAACGAACAAGGCACTGGTAAGACTGCCAGCGCAATCTGGGCCGCTGATTATATGATGCGTCAGAACCTCATCAAACGCGTGTTGGTGATCTGCCCTCTATCTATCATGGACTCGGCATGGCGTGAGGACTTGTTTACATTTGCTATGCACCGATCTGTAGATATTGCCTACGGTAGCGCGAACAAACGCAGAGACATAATAAAAGGTGACTCTGAATTTGTAATCATAAATTACGATGGTGTAGAAATTGTCGCTGATGAGATAGCCAACGGTGGTTTTGATCTAATCATTGTTGACGAGGCCACACACTATAAGAACGTGCAAACGAAACGGTGGAAGGTATTAAACAATCTGATAACAAGTGCTACATGGTTATGGATGATGACAGGTACACCGGCTGCACAAAGCCCTGTTGATGCTTTCGGTTTAGCAAAACTGGTTAACCCTCAAGGTGTGCCTAGATTCTTTGGAGCATTCCGCGATCTGGTCATGTTAAAAATATCTAATTTCAAGTGGGTTGCTAGGCCCGAAGCAACAGACATTGTATATAAATCGTTACAACCAGCGATTAGGTTCACCAAAAAAGAGTGTTTAGATCTGCCTGATATCATATACACCAAGCGTCAAGTAGAGTTAACGCGCCAGCAAAACAAATATTACAAAGAACTTAGAGATAAAATGGTTACTCAAGCCGCTGGAGAACAAGTTTCTGCGGCTAACGCTGCTGTCAATATGAATAAACTACTCCAGATATCTGCTGGAGCGGTGTACACAGATGATGGTGACTCTTTGGAGTTTGATATAAAGCACCGCTACAACGTGCTGTCCGAAGTGATTAACGAATCTAGTAAGAAAGTCTTGGTGTTTGTGCCGTTTAAGAACGTCATAGATGTACTTGTTGACAAGTTATGCAAAGACAATATTCCTACGGAAATAATTCGTGGTGACGTACCGCCAACAAAAAGAACAGAAATCTTTCAACGGTTCCAAGAAACACCCGAACCTAGAGTGCTAGTTATCCAACCGAAGGCTGCTGCACACGGTGTCACATTGACTGCTGCGGATACAATAGTCTGGTGGGGGCCAACAAGCTCCGTCGAAACCTATGAACAGGCTAACGCTAGGATTCACAGGGCTGGACAGACTAGTAAATGCACAGTCATTCAACTGCAAGGAAGTCACATAGAAAAGCGCATTTACGCACTTCTCGATAATAAACTAGATGCCCACACAAAAATAATCGATTTATATAAAGAAATACTTGCATAGCTAACGAAAAAGCACGATACTGAACGCCTCAGTTATGGAGATTCTGATGGCTGATGCAATAGACGTAGCTAAACTTACGAAAATATATCTAAAGATACGGGATACGAGAGAAGAGAAAGCGAAAGCTTTCAATGAAGTTGATTCTAAGTTAGCTGAAGAAGCTGACAAGATTAAAAGTATTCTGCTCGATCATCTACAGACCACAGGTACGGACAGTATCAAAACTAAATTTGGTACTTTCTACCGTCAGGTAAAAACAAAGTATTGGACTAGCGATTGGGATTCTATCTATGCCTTTATAAAAGAGCATGGTGTTCCCGATATTCTGGAAAAACGTCTACATCAAGGTAACTTGAAGACGTTGATAGAAGAGCAGCCTGAGTTGTTACCAAAAGGTTTGAATGCTGATAGTCAGTATACGATTAGCATTAGGAAACCTCGAAAATGAACGATGGAAGGACTGTCACTACCACTGTGACAAGAACGAAGGACATACCTAATTCTATGGGGACGTTTGTGCCTATAGAAGCGGTTGCGAAACAATACAACGTATCGCTATCTACTTTTAGAAAGTGGGTGCGAGAGGGTGTAATACCTCAAAAGTGTTATGTAAAAGTCGGTAAAACTTTTAGGTTTTCCCCCGATGCAGTGGCGGCTGCGCTGCTGAATCACAGGGATTTGAACTCGAAAGACGACGATGATCCTTTTGAGGGTTTGGAAAAGAGGACCAGCACATTACTATTCGACGAACCATAAGGATTCGCGATGGTGTTTTTAGCGGCATTGACAACGGACAAACTCAAGACGAGTTATATGTTGTTATTGTCAACGCAGCAAGTGTTGCGAGAGTGTACTATGCTGGAGACTTCGTACCGGATGCTAACAGGTTGCCTACTTGTTGGTCTTTGGATACGAGGTATCCGGCTCCAGAGGTTGTTGAATCCGAAAAGCAGAGTGCGGTATGTTTAAACTGCACCCAGAACATTCGGGGTTCAGCACGAGGGGGAAGCGGTAGGGCTTGTAGGTATTTTCAGTATCTAGCAGTCGTCCCTATGGATGACCTAAAAACTGTTTATAGGTTACAGGTTCCAGCGGCTTCTATTTTTGGGAAAGCGAACAACAACAGAATGTCGTTGGGTGCTTATTCTCAATTTTTGGCGAAACACGGCACATCGTCTTTTGCGGTTGTGACTCGTATATTTTTCGACAATACATATGTAATGCCGAAACTTTGTTTCGCTGCGGAAAGAGCGTTAGAGGAAGAGGAGTTAGTTGTCGCAAGACAGATGATAGACCATCAAGACAGTTTAGAAGCGATCACTTTTAGGCTACCAGCGGTTAACAAGTCACCTTTTTCTGTGACCGAAGGTTTTGTTTTTAATAATGGAGATAAGTAAGAATGTCTGAAGAGTTACAAAAATATGTAATCCCAAAAGCGGAAGTCATGTACCCACGGATTGATAGAACATACGCTTGGAGTGATGCCGCTAATACATCTGTGCCATGCAAGGCTACTGATGACAATGCAGAGTACAGCCTTAATTTTAAGATTCCCAAAGCTGAAGCTGGGAAATTGATGAAACAGATGAAGGCATACTATGATGAAAACAAGAAAAAAGGTTGGCCTGACAAGTTTCCTATACCTTTTAAAGAACAGGATGACGGTTTGTTTAAAGGAAAGGCCAAACTTGCTGGTGCATACAATGGTGAACCTACACGTAAGCCGCCACAGTATGACTCTCAGAACAAAACACTAGATGATGATTTTAAACTTACTACTGGCAGCATATGCAATATTGCTGTGACTTTTGTACCTTACAGCATATCGAAAAGCCAAACAGGGGTTAGTTTACGTTTGAATGGTGTACAAGTTATAAAGTATGTGCCAATGAAAACCACATCTCCGTTTGAAGCGGTGGCAGATGGTTTTGTGTCAGACAGTACAAACCCTTTTGAGTCGTTTGATAACGAGTCAGAGGCTGTGTCTGATGCTGCTGATGACGAAGAAGATCCCTTTGCAGAGATTGAAGAACCTGTAGAGGAACCAAAAAAGAAGGCCGTTAAGAAGTCTACTGCCGCACCTAAAGAAGACTCTGACGACCTTAGCTCGTTGATTGAAAAGTGGGATGACGACGAAGATTAATTAACGAGTTTCACTACGGCTAGGTTTGACACGGGCCGAAGAGGGGCGGTTTTTTCCATAATGTTTCCTGCCCCCTGCCGTAGTGACTTTTATTAGGTGCATGGTATGGATACACGGATTTTTTTACGGCGTATGCTGCCCGACCAAGGTTTCTATGTACTTTTTTGCCGCAGTAGAGAATTAAAAACACACCGGCAGAAATCTTTTAGAGATATTGACGAGTTAGCAGATGCCGCTAAACGAGCAGACGCAGAGGGGTGGGATACATACTTCGCTCTGAGTAATTTTGAAAAAGAGGACACTAGAAAAGCAGTGTTCTCTAAACAGTTAAAATGTTTTTTCTTGGATTTGGATTGTGGCCCAAGTAAACCACACGCTACAAAAAAGGATGCCCTACGAGATCTGATTGCATTCTGTAAGAAAACGAAACTACCACAACCGTTAACCGTCGATTCTGGTAGGGGGCTGCATGTGTACTGGCCTTTAGAAGAACCGGTTGACTATATAGATTGGAAGCCTGTAGCAGAGTCATTTAAGAAGCTTTGTAAGACCTCGAAGTTTGAAATAGATACCGCTGTCCCTGCTGATGCAGCGAGAGTGCTACGAATATTACACACGCACAACCACAAGCCAGTGCCG